GAACTCGGCGTCGAGTTGGGTCTGGCGGGTCAACTTGACCCTTCGCAACAGCCACAGTCGCGAGCCGATGCGGTCGTCGGCAACGGTGGGAAAGGTGTCGCCCCACCAGCCGAAACGCTCCTCGTCATCGACGGCATCGTCATCAGCGGCGCGGCGCCAAGTGAACAGGCTGATCAGCACCGAACGGGTCAGCGCGGCGTGCAGGTTCTGGCTGATGAACATCATTGGCCTCCCGCCGGCGCGCCGGTCTGGCCGGTGCCGGCCTGTACGCCGACATGCACGTGTTTGATCTGGCTGATCCCGCCGGCGACCTGATCGCCCTGGGAGACGATCTTGCCGGTGTGGTTGATGACCGGGCTGTCGATGTTCACCGCGCTGCTGGCGCGGATGTTCAGCGTTGCGGTCTGGATGTCGATGACCCGGCCGCGCTTGAAATGGAGCTTGTCGCCTTCATCGGTGTAGAGGGCCACTTCGCCTGGGGCCAGGGCCTGGAGACGGAACCGGCGGTCGGCGACCACCAGGACCACGGCATGGGAACGATCGCCCCCCAGGAACGTGGCGATGCCTTCGGCGCCGGCCAGTGGGTTGCTGGTGAAACCGTAGGGTTCGAAGTGCTCCATGTCGTCGTTCACTTCGCCGGCGGTGAGGCGCATTTGCAGCGATTGCAACTTGGTGGCCGAGTGGGCGAGCACGACAGTGCCGCGCGCCAGGAGGCGGGTCAGTAGGCTCATTGAGGTTTTCCTTCGGAATCAGGTTTAACAGCAGGACACGGTGAACGCAGGCTCACGCCTTCGGCGGCACCGGGTTTGCGTCGAACGTATGGGGCGGCGCAACTTGCAGGGTGGTGACGGAGCCTTGTGCCGACAGTGAGTAGGTCACTTTGGAAATCAGCATGTCGCCATCGAACCCCAATACCGGATCGATCACTCGCACCAAGGTGTTGTGCCGCCACAGATCGCCGTTGGCCTGGCGCCAGCCTTGCACGCGATAGGTGGTGGCCAGGGCCCTGCCGCTGCGGATGGCGCTTTCCCAATCGGCCCGTTGCTGGGCGAGTTCGAAGGTCAATTGCGCTGCTTCGCTGATCACCGTGACCCGCTTGCGCTTGAAGCCCAGATCGGTAGCGGTGCCCGCGACTTCGCTCACCGCCGCCCCGCTCTGCTCGTCGTTGCCCTTGTGCTGGCCGATGACTCGGTATTCGGAGAACACCTGGCTGTAATCCATCGGTGCGTTGCCCGACAGGATGTTCTTGCCCAACTCCAACACATCACTGGCCCGCCCACCGCTGCCGGGCTTGGCCAACAGCACACGCCCTTGGGCATCGTCGGTGGAGAACACGCGGAACAACGTCAGCAATCGGTCGATGGACTGAAAGACCGTTTCCCCCGGCACGATACTGTGTTCGCTCAGCCGCGCGGTTTCGGGGATCTCACTGACCACACCCACGCCATATTGCGCCGCCAAGGCCTGGACGATGCTCAGCAGCGTTTGCCCGCGCCATTGGCTCGGGCGATTGATGGCCGCGCAGTCCACCAGGTCCTGGGTTTTCGAGCCACCTTCGATACTCAGGCTGATCTGCCGGCCGTCATAGCTGACCGGTGCCTTGAACACATAGCCGCTGAGGACCAGGTCGGCACCGATGCGCACCTGGCATTCATCGCCCGGACGGATCGGCACCGCTTGGGTCTGCCCCGGCCATTGCCAGGTGATGTCGAGTTTGAAGGTGCGGAACTGACGCTCCAGGTCCGCACTGATTTCCACACTTTTCCAGCCGCCGTAATCCAGCCCGCCGACAGTCAGCGAGACGGCATTATCGAGCTCATCCATGGTTTATTCCCCCGAGACTTTCAGGTCATTGGGCGGCAGGAAACCAGGATGGGCGACGCCGTTACGCTGGGTCACTTCGGTCACTCGCGTGGCATCGGCGAATTGCTGATAGGCCACCACCAACGCCGGCAGGCTTTGCTTGAACGACAGGCTGATCAGCCTCACGCCCGAAGACGCCACCGCCGTCAGGTGCGCGGCCATTTGCTGACGCAGGTTGTTCATCGCCTGGTAGTGCTCCGGATCAGCCTTGAGCGAGGCTTGCCAGATCACATCGTTCAAGGCATCGCGCAGCGCCAGTACGTCGTCGGCGACCGGAAAGTCCCGGCGCTGGACCGGTTGCACGGCCTGCTGCGCCACTGAAGGCGTGGCGCCCAACTTGACCGCGGGCGCCGCCACCGGCATCGCCGCAATCCATTGCGCGGCCTGCACCAGCAAGGTGTCCTGCACCAGGTTGGCGACGGCCTGGGCCGCCGCCGTGGTGTCCTTGCCGGTGGTCAGTTTGGGCGCGTCGGACTTGCCAATGGCCTCCACCTGTTGCGACACGCTGGCAATCACGCCGCGATAGCCGTCACGGGCAAAGTCCTTCAATTCGCGGATGTCGCCGAGCAATCCCTTGAATTCAGCCACCACTTCCTTGGGCAGCTCTTTCACCGCCTTGACCAGATCGCTGAGCTGCCGATAGGTCTCGATCAACGGCTTGAGCTCCTGCTCGATCACACCGTAGATGTCCTTGAGGCTGTTGCGCAGGTCAGCAATACCGATCCGGGCAGCCTTGATCAACGTCATGACGTCTTCGAAGCGGCGCACCGCCGATCCGAGGAAGCTGTCAGCCGAGACCAGCAGCAGCTTCTGGCTGTTGATCGTGGCCGAGGGGAACTGCAGCGGTTGGTCGGGGTAGAACTTCAGGGCGAACGTCACCAGCCCGCCGTCCTGGCGGGTCTGGGTCATGTCGCACTCGCCGACCTTGACCTGCAGGCGTCCCAGCCACGGGTGCACCAGCTCGCCGCTGCCCTGCTCCAAGGCCTTGAGCAGCTTGTCGCGCTGCTCCAGGCAATCGGGGCCGACGATGAACGCGGTCAGCTCATGAATCTTCGCCTGCTGGCCGAGCCCTTCGAAAAACGGCTGGTCGCGCTGTGGATATTCATGCAACTGGCCCTTGTGGCCGACCGGGGTTTTCGCCTGGTCGACCCAGAACCCGACGCCACGAAACGACGCCGGCAACAAACGATCACGCCAGCTCATTGGAGCCTCCTGTGGAAAGTGAGCGATAGCCGATGCGCGAACTCACCGCCAGGGCCGGTTGATTGGTCTGGGGCGGATCGGCGCGCAACCCCGCCGGCGCGTTTTCGAAGCGCACGGTCAGGCCGCCTTCGAGTTGCGTGCGGTTGTTGGAGGCGCTTTGTTGCACCAGAGCACTGGACGTCTGTGGTAACGCACCCGGCGCCAGCGAGGTTTTCGCCGGCACGTTGGCGGACGTTGGCGCCAGGCTGGACGACAGGCTCGAAGGCTGGTCGCCGGCCCCGCCAAAAAACGCCGGCGCCAACTCACCCTTGCCTTCGGCATTGGTGGCGCGTTGCGCCTCGGTCAGTCCTTCGACCTTGCCAGTAAACGAGGTGATCATTTCGCCAAAGCCGCCGTTGAAAAACGCCTTGATCGGCGCGATCACCGCCTGCAACTCGTTCCACCACTGGCTGAACCACTCGCCCACCGGCCCCCATTGTCGAGTCAGGCCCTCGATGGGCGACCAGTCGAACAGACCGCTGAACACCGCCAGCATGATCGACACCTGGTTGCGGATGCCTTCCCAGATCCCGGCGAAGACCTCACCGATCGTGCCCCAGTTGGCCATGATCAATCCCAGCGGCGTCCAGTCGAACAGGCCTTTAAGGGCGTCCATCACCGGCACGGTCAAGGCTTTGAGCAGATCCCAGATCGCCGCGAACAAGCCGGTCAGGGGCGCCCAATTGGCAACGATCAAACCCAAGGGTGACCAGGCGAACAGCGTCTGCATGAAACCGATGACCGGCGTTGCCGCCGCCACGATCACATTCCAGAGCGCGCCGAAAAAACCGCTGATCGGCCCCCAATTGCTGATCACCTGCCCCATCGGGGTGTAGGCGAACATCGTCTTGAAGAACTCGACCATCGGCAGCACGATCGGCGCGAGCCGTTGCCAGAGCCCGGCAAAAAACGCCGAGATCGGCGTCCAGTGGGCGATGATCATCCCTGCCGCCAAGGCGATGCCCATGGCAATCAAGCTGATGGGGTTCATCTTCATGGCCAGGCTGACCACTTCCATGGCCTGGCTCGCGCCGCTGACCGCGGTCTGGATCGCGTTGAACGCGACAACGCCCGTCGCCAGGCCCTGGACCAGTTGAGGGTTGTCCTGCAGCACCTGGGCCACGCCGCTGACCATGGGCTGCAAACTGACCGCCACCGCGTTGACCGCAGGCCCCAGCGCCGAACCGAATTGCACCGACACGTTGCTGATGGAAGTCTTCAATCCATCCAGGCTTTGTGCCGCCACACGAGGCGCTTCGGGCGCCTGCAGGGCGCTGGCCGCCGCGTTCACCGCGCCGACTTCACTCTTGAAGGCCAGCGCCGACTTGAGCCCGTCCATGAACGGTTGGGCCAGGCCGCCGCTGGGCAGCAGCGCGGAAATGTCCAGGCTGCCCAACCCCGTGGCGTCGAGGTTCTGCTTGAAACTGGCGACCTTCGCACGAAGGCTCGCGAGCTTGGGTGACAGCTCATCGATGCCCGTCAGCAGCACTGCTTTTTTCTCTACCTTTTCTGTGTCTGCCATCACTGCACCTGCTGCATCGCATTGATCCGTTGCGCGTGCTCCAAGGATTCCCGGAGCACGTCCAGTGGCCTGGCCATCATCTGTTCGGGGTCAACCTTCCAGAACCAGGCCAGGTCATAGGCGGCGGCGATCAGGTCGCCGATGGCTGCGACGCCGCACTCATGAAAAAACTCGCGACGGCCCAGCTCAAGGCATTGAGGTCAGCCAGGTCCAACTGGTTGACCGACGACGGCGGGATACCGGCGCACACCGCGATGTATTTGGCCGCGACGTCCATGTCCAGGCTCACCTCCTCGCTCTTGTCGATCTTGTACGGCAGCGCCTTGATCGCCCGGACTTCCTGCACCGTCGGACGGCGCAGGGTCAGCTCGCTCAACGGCTCGCCGTGGGCCTCGATGGCCACCCGCAAAGTCACGACGTCAGTCATTGCCACGTCCCCTTGATGCCTTCGAATTTCAGCTCGATGGTGGCGTCGTCGCCCTTGGATACCGGTTCTTCCACCAGGTAGGCGCCGGCCAGCACGTAGACCTTGCCGTTGTTGAATTCGCAGGTGACGGTCATGTCGGTGCCAGCCACCAGTTGCTTGAGCGGGAAGTCCGCGGTGTGCAGTGCCGTCACCTTGAACGACGGGGCGATGTCGGTTTCCTTGTAGAAACCCGGTACGACGGTTTCGCGTTTGGTGAACATCAGTGGCGCTTCGCAGCCGCCATTGATGGTCAGTTGAGCGC